CTACTATCGTAAAATTAACTATTCAATACCTTGGCAACTGAGTTTATTACTGCGGCAATGCGGCCAATGTCACGAAGTTGTTCAACTGTGTAGCCTTCTGTCTTTAATGTCTCATAGTGTGCCTTAACACAGAAGTGACACTTGCCCACAATACTTGCGGCAAGACTGAATGCTTCAAAGTTTGCCTTGGTAGTTCCGCCATGTGACGCAATAGCGTTCATGCGTAACTGTGCCGGCAATCCTTTAAGAGCAGGATCATCAGCCATTTCAACGTATGGATACCAAACGTTGTTCTGTGCCATGATACTTGCGGCAGTCATTGCAGAGTCTGCGTGAACCGGAGCATCTGCTAACAAGACAGCAAGTACCTTACCGTTGCCAGTTGCGGCCAGTGCGGCCACGGCACAGCCAATAGCTACATCTGCATCCAACGTTGAACGCAACAAGACAGCGTCTAAATTTAGTTTAGTATCCTTTGCGTAGTCTGGCAACGCACCTTTTACTGTTTCAATAAAATTCATTTTAATATCTCCCTGATGCTAACACGATTTGACAAATATGTTCCAATCGTTCAATGTGTTCAAACGCCCTCCAAGGGCTTGTATCTATAGCAACAACACCGTGACCTTTGATACCCACAATGTCATAGGCAATATTGCCTTCATTATCTAACTGTAACTGCTTGTGGCACTGATCCGCAAGTTCTTGACTGATAGGAGGTACATCGCCTACATTGGGTGCTACCTTGGTATAACGATTGAGTTCTGGAAATGCTGCACTGACTGTGCTCAAATCAATACCAGCATGCATTGCCGCAATACAGTAAGTAGGATGTAGATGAACCACTACTCTAACTTCATTGCGGTGCTGGCCCATCTCTTTTTGTAGACCAAAGTGTAGAGGAATCTCTCCGCTGGGTTTTAGTTTAGCACTGATGTCAGTGTAATCTAACTCTGTCCAGTTGTAACGATTAACTGGCTGTTTCAATATGCCAATCTTTTTAAACTGATCAGGTTGCATAGTCTGCTTACGGACGCCGCTGGGTGTGATATAAAAATGATCACGGTCGTGATGACGAATTGAAACATTGCCATCACGACTGGTAATCCAGTTACGTCTATATGCTTCAACGAGCGTGTCGCATATAGTTTCTAACATTATAGAGTCTCGCCGCCAACTGTGCGGTTACATGCACATAGTTCGCCAGTTTGTAGCGCATCTAATACACGAAGTGTTTCTTCTGGGCTACGACCAACGTTCAAGTTGTTGACAGTAACGTGTTGGATAACATTGTCTGGGTCAACGATGAATGTAGCACGAAGTGCGGCACCGGCTGGAGCATAGAATACACCAAGCTGTTCAATCAAGCTCAACTCACCACGCTGTGTGTCGGCAAATTGAGTGTGTGTGATCTTTTGTAGATCACTGTGTGCTTTCTGCCAGCTAACTTTACAGAACTCATTGTCTGTGCTACCTGTGAGCAATACTGCGTCACGGTCAGCAAAGTCACCTGCTAACTTATCGTAGGCTACAATTTCTGTAGGGCATACAAATGTGAAATCTTTTGGATAGTAAACGATTACTTTCCACTTACCGGCAAAGCTCTCGTCTGTGATTTCAAAGAACGCATCTTCTGGCTGTCCTGGCTTAACACCTGTTACTGCAAATTTTTCTAACTTATCGCCGACTGTTTTCATAATATCTCCTTGTGTGTGTTCGAAAACTATAACAACTCTTTGTTGTATGTGTACATTATATATCCTATTAATCTACAAAATCAATAGGTTTTTCCTAAATATTTTTTTATGAAGCTAATAGATTTTTTCAATAACAAAAGGACCCGAAGGTCCTGTTGTGTATCTCTACTAGATTAGAAACTTCTAGTGTATGCAAGACGCCAAGAATTGGTTTCACTGTCGCCGTAGCTTCGAGTATAACGAAGACCAACTTTATCTTTGTCAGTTAGTTGAACCACTGGCTCAATACCATAACGGTTGGTTTCGAAATTGTTGCCGGTACTAAAAGCATTGCGATATCTATAACTGAAATCAACACCTACTTTTGCTACAACAGGAACCACTACACCTGCATCTACTGCATAGTAGGAAAAGTTAGTAGTTGACGAAACCTGTTCGCCTAATCTAACCTGAGCGTATGGTGTTCCTCCTGCAACTTTCCAGCTGTGCTTGATGCGAGCTTCATAGGCAGTGGTGATAGCACCGTTGCCATATTCTGCTTGACTCCAAGATGTCTTGCCTGAATATTGCCAAGCACCATTTTTGACTCCAACTACTACTGCAGGAGTGTAGCTGTCTGCTCCTGTTGCACGGTTATGATTATCTGCATATTCAATACCTGCATACCCTTGAGCATTAGCAACGCCCATAGCGCCGAGAAGGGCGCCTAAAACTAACAATTTTTTCATTTATAATTCCTTTTGGTTGTTTACAATAGCTTGGCCACCAAGCTACATCGACTAATATACAGTGTTTCTACTGAGAAGTCAAGAAAAAGCGGCTACGAATAGCCGCTTTTGGTAGTTTTGTTTACAAGGTATTTCCTACCCCGGACCGCTGTTTTTTAGGCAGCTAGAGCAACTTTGCTTTTGCCAGAAACTGTGTTTCCAGTGAAGCTCATTGCGCTGAAGTCAAATGTATCTGCGTTTGCATTTACGAGTTTTGCTTGATTAACGGTCATCGCCTACCGTGTTGCCGTCTCTATTATCTCACCCTGTCGAAACCATGGCAGGCCCATCAGAAAAACACTTATGTTTAGTTAACCCTTTGCTTGGTACCCAACTAAATCTATTAAAACAACTTGGGCACAATGCGGTGTACTTCATAAATATCCTTTTGGTGGACCTGGCGGGAGTCGAACCCGCGTCCAGAATGCCTTCACTTTGAAGGGATTACAACAATTCCTTACATGAAAACATGTATCAACATAAACGTAACAATTAAAACTGCTACAATTAGTTGATACGCTTTCATTTTACTTACGCAGGCTGAATATTGCTGGCCTGTGCGCCTTTCATACCTTGAGTTACTTCAAAACTTACAGTCTGTCCTTCTTGCAAGCTCTTGAAGCCACTCGAATTAATCTGTGAGAAGTGAGCAAATAAGTCTGCGCCACCATCGTCGGGAGTAATGAATCCAAAACCTTTGGCGTCGTTAAACCATTTTACTTTTCCTGTTACCATTTTACTTTTTTCCTTGTGTTAAAAATGTTTAGTGTCTGTGTGTTGTTATTTAATCCAACCTATCTTTTCGCCAGCTGCTTTGCGGCGATCGTGTTCTTCTGGGGTATTAGGATATCTCCATGCCCAAATGGCCACCATCATCATAAACACTGCTGTGCTCAATATGCCCACGGGCTTTACTCCGCTCACATACATCATTATAAGGCTTATTGACATCATTGTCAACATCAAATAGCGCATTTTCTGTGGAAACACTCGCTTGGTATTCCAATTTGTAAGGAATGGGCCAAATATCTTGTGATTGTAGATCCAACGGTGCATGCGTTCCGATCCCTTGCTGAAGCAATAGGCCGAGAACACAATAAACGGCGAGTAGGGTATGCCTGGAGTTATCAATCCTACATAGGCCATTCCCAAACTAAGGAATCCTAATATGTTCCAAAATAATTTTTTCATGTTATGCTGCCACTATGCGGTTAGGTACTGAGGCCACTATGATATCGGAATGCAGATTAGGAGTGAACTTGCCTCCTGCTGCGCCGTTCAGTGTGGCTAATATATTTTGTGGTTTGGCTTTTCTTGTGCTGATACCACCATAAGGCAACCCTGGCAGAGCAAAACTGATATGTATCCACACAGTCTTGCCTGGCAGATATTCCAACAGCAGTTGATCATAAGGTATATTTTGTTCAATCCATTTAGCGATTTCAAAATAGCTGTGAGCCGGAACTCCCCGAAACTGTAGATCTGCTGCCTGTCCTGTGCCGTGAGCACCCCCACCAATAGAAGCACCATGTCTATAGGTATTGGTTATTAGTGTGTTTGGATACTTAGCCTTGATTGGTTCTATAATATTCTGTGCTAATGCGGCAAGGTTGTTGACCACTGCCTGAGGACCTGCCACCAACGGCGAATGTTCTGCTAACTGTGGGATGGTTCTAGGAAAGGTGACATTTTTTATCATCTGAGCTAGAGTTGTGCCTTTGGGTGTCAATACCATGTCCATGGTTATTGTAGAAGGGACGGGGGTGAAAGGTTGTGCTGCTTTGGCTGCAGAAGGTTTAACTCCGTCAGTTTTTGGCTGAGGAGTAGTAGTTAATGTCTTGTGTTCTTCAGTGGTGATTCTGCCTTCTGCTAAAAATCTATCGGCTTCTACTTTACCGGCAGTGTTGTCGTCATCACCTTCTACGTTCTGTACGGCTGAGACCACAGTTACCTTTGGTACCGCAGTGGCAGTAAATGCACCCGGAGTAGACGATGCATCGTATAAGGCAATGATCTGACCATTAGCATAAACGTTGGCTGCATCGTACACTGGCTCTACACGGCCGTTAGTACCAAATCTCAGTCCTACAATTGAATTGAAATTATGTTGATGAGGTACAAGGTTGGGGCCGCCAACTGTGGACGAATCCGCATTGGCCGGTGTAATGGTCGGAGTAGTTGCCATAACCTATTTAAGCCATTGCGATCCCAGTGGTCTGTTGTATAAATTGATCAGCAAACTGCTTGTCTGTGGCTTCTACCACAGCTACTACGCCTTTGGCCACTCTTACTTCTTTGCTGGGATCTACAGTAAACAGATAGGGCATCAATGCTGGTCCTTTTGGACTCATAGCAATGACCATGGGATGAGACAGTTTATAATGCATTACCTGGTCTTCCGCTAATTTTGCTACTAATTCTTCTCCGCTGGTGAGCTTCAGTGTGATCACTTCTCCTACTGCAACACCTTTGTCTATCAACATCATATTTGTCCTTTGCCGAATCCACCGGCTGTTTGTTCTAAATAAGTTTTAAGTTCTGTAAAGCCGCCAACTAATTGATTGTTAATGAAAATCTGCGGCACTGTACGTGCATTAGGTACAGATTCTAAAAGATCTTCTCTAGTGTAGCCGTCTCCGATCTTGCGTTCTTCATATGCTATGTTCCGCTGTGTGAGCAGAGCCTTGGCTTGATCACAGTAGGGACAGTTATACTTGCTCCATACAATTGCTTTCATTCTATTTCCTATATTATCCTGTGTACACAATACCGCCATTCTTATCTGTGACCCGGACCAGCAGCATGCCTTTGTTTTTATAACTCAATGCGGCTGCTATGGCAGATTGTTCGTTGCCATAATGTCCTATTGTGGTCCAAGATTCGTATGGATTGCTTCTTTTGAATTGTGCTTTGTACATAGTTTATTATATAGCTGGAAGTGCATCGTAGTCAAGATTTTCTCCCATGACTCCGATTACATAGTTAGTACTTTCACTTTCTTGTAGAGCTGTTTGTTTTTTGCTGGTATCGACGTGTTTGTTGAACCAAGGAATTGGAGTTGACTTAGGAGCACTGGCCTGATACTTAATGCCAATATCTTTTAATGCACCAACTGCTGTGTAGTCAACAAAGTCACGTAGAATGTTAGCGTTCAATCCGATCACTGGTCCCATCTTAAACAAGTAAGTGGCCCAATCTTTTTCTTCACGAATCACATCCATATACAATGCATATACTTCTGCTTCACATTCTGCTTTAGCTGCCAAGAATCTAGGATCATCTTTGATTACTTGATTGATCAAGTAAGCTGTCCAGCCTTTGTGTAGTAATTCGTCTTGCAGGATTAGGCTGATGATGTTGCCGTTGCCAATAAAGATCTTGTTCTCAACCATTGCCAATGATGTAGCAAATGATACCATGAAACGAAATGCTTCCAATGCATAGCTGGCATGCAGTGCCATCCAAACAGCTTTGACATATTCCATTTCTGGAATTGTTTCACCTAGTTCTTTACGACAGTTAATAACATGCAACTTGTCATAGTAGTTGCCCACCGAACTGGCCATTTCTACAATTTCTTTGGTATCGTGGATAGTGTTGAACACATCCTTGGGCACGTTGTAGATATTACGAATGATGTGACTGTAGCTCTTGCTGTGAATATTAGTTTCAAAGAATCCCCAGTTGTACATCAGCGCC